TGGCGCAGAAGACTTCGTGATTTGGAAAAAAAGAAAGATGAAACTGAATCAAACACTGATAGATGAAATCGCATGTGCTCTAGACATGCGTAAGAAGAATGGTGATCCCGTTTGGGATGATGACACAGAAGTTCAGGTTCAAATAGGAGGAACTTTTGCTGCTGATAAGTTTATTGTTCTTAAGAAGGTAACACCTAAAGAAGAAAGTATTCTTGATCCAGAATTGAAAGGACACCATTCAGTATGAAAATTGGTATTATTACTGACCAACATTTTGGTGCCAGAAAAGGTAGCAAATTGTTTCATGATTACTTCTTGAAGTTTTACGATGGGACTTTTTTTCCTACGCTTCTTGCTGAAGGTATCACAACTCTTATCGATATGGGAGATACTTTCGACAATAGGAGGAGCATTGACTTCTGGTCTTACAAATGGGCTAAGGAGAATTACTTTGACCGTCTCCGTGATATGGGGATTACTGTCTACACTGTCGTGGGTAATCACACTACCTACTACAAAAATAATAACACAATCAATACTATCGATTTGTTATTACGAGAGTATGATAATATCATCCCTATCACTGACTATGCTGAGCATGTGATTGGCGGAACTAGATTTGCTTTTATCTCTTGGATTAATCCTGAGAATGAAGAGCAAACTATGAAACTTATTAAAAAGAGTAAGGCAAAGGTTGCTGTTGGTCACCTTGAGTTGAATGGATTCGCTGCTTATCGTGGATTCACACAAGATCGTGGAGATGAAGCAGAGTACCTTAGAAAATTTGATAAAGTATTCAGTGGACATTATCATACTCGCAGCAACGACGGACAAATCTATTATCTCGGAAATCCTTACGAGATGTATTGGAATGATGTTAACGATACTAGAGGCTTCCATATCTTTGATACTAAGACATACGATCTAAAGAGTATTGACAATCCAAATCATATGTTCTATAACATTTACTATGAGGATACACCTCATCAAATGTTTAATGCATCTGAATATTCTGGTAAAATTGTTAAAGTTATTGTTCGTAAAAAAACAAAACCAAAAGAATTTGAGAAGTTCATCGATAAACTTTACACAGTTGGTGTAGAAGAGTTAAAAGTTATTGAGAACTTTGACTATAATCAGGGTTGGTTGGTTAGTGAAGATCTTGAGATTAGTGAGGAAGAAAATACTATGTCTATTCTTAGCAAGTACATTGAAGATGCTGAAACAGAAATTGATAAATCTAGAATTAAATCTTTGTTTGGTTCCCTGTATTCAAAAGCGTGTGAAGTTGAGTGATGTTTCTGCTAACTGAAAAAGACAAGAAAGAAGAAGGTGCATATGCTGTAAAAGATAGGAGAGGTAACAAAGTACTTTTCATGTTTGAGGAAAAAGATGATGCTCTACGCTATGCTCAGTTACTAGAAGAAGATCATGGTGTGGAGATGTCAACTATAGAAATTGAAGAAGACCTTGCCATAAAGGCGTGTGAGCTGTATAATTATAAGTATTCCGTAATCACCTCAGAAGACATTGTAATCCCTCCTTCACACGATGATAACATTTGAAAAAATTAGATGGAAAAATTTTCTATCCACTGGTGATCAATGGAGCTGGCAAGTCTACAATGTTAGATGCATTGTGCTTTGCTTTGTTCAATAAACCATATCGTAAGATTAATAAACCCCAACTTGTCAACAGTTCTAATGAGAAAGGGTGTCTAGTTGAGGTTGAGTTTTCTGTTGGACCTAAGAAATATTTGGTTCGTCGTGGTATCAAACCTAATGTGTTTGACATCTTAGTTGATGGTGAGATGAAGAATAAAGAGGCTGATGATAGAACAAACCAAAAAATTGTAGAGGATCAGATACTTAAACTTAACTATAAGTCTTTTACTCAAATTGTAATTCTGGGTAGTAGTAATTTTATTCCCTTTATGCAATTGTCTCAGGCTCATCGTAGGGAGGTGATTGAGGATCTGTTAGACATTCGTATTTTCTCTGCTATGAACAATCTTCTCAAAGAAGATATTCGACAGTCTAAGGAAATCATCAAAAATCTTACATTAAAGAAATCAAATATTAAAGATAAGATCTCAATGCAGGAAGGATTTATTGAGGATCTTGAAAACAGACACAAGGGTAAGATTGAAGAGAATAAAATTAAAATTGATAAGTTGATTGAAGACTCTACAACAACTGATTCTAATAATATTAAAATCGTTGAAGAGATTGATGATCTTCAAAAAGTGCTGGCTAGTTATGAGTCTGCAACAGGACAACTTCGTAAACTTGGTAGTCTAAAAGGAAAAATTTCTCAGAAGGTATCGAGTATTACTAAGGAACATAAGTTCTTCTCACAGAATACGGTTTGCCCCACTTGCACACAATCCATTGAAGAGGAGTTCAGACTAAATAAAATCAGTGACGCTCAAGATAAAGCAAGGGAACTCCAAGAAGGTTTTCTTAAACTGGAGGAGTCGATACAATTAGAAGAAGATAGAGAGCGTCACTTCAAAAAACTATCCAAGGAGATTACTGAACTCACACATGATATTTCTCAAAACAATGTTAGGATTGCTGGATTTCAGCAACAGGTCAGAGATTTACAATCAGAAATTCAAACTCTTACCAGTCAACTTGCAGACAGAAATTCTGAACATGAGAAACTAGATGGGTTTAAGAACGATCTTCAATTAATATTTGGAAAACTTGCTGAAAAGAACGAGGAAGTCAAGTACAACGATTTTGCGTACTCCCTTCTGAAAGACGGTGGAGTAAAGTCAAAGATAATCAAAAAGTATCTTCCCCTAATCAATAAGCAAGTTAATAGATATCTTCAGATGATGGACTTCTATATTAGTTTCCATCTTGACGAAGAGTTTGGAGAAACTATTCAAAGCCCAGTTCACGATAAGTTCACTTATTCCTCTTTTTCTGAGG